CTAGGATTATCTCTAAGGCTTAGTTAAGCGTTGAGAGATAGTTCTCCGCGAAATCTTCCAAGAGGAAGACGTAGCTCGGAACCCTATTGTGGACCGGGAAAAACCGTTTTACCGCATGGTGAAAACGGGTCTCTATCGCTATACTAGAGGTGATATTTTCACCTTCCGTGTAGTTCAACAAACGGGAGTTAGCCGACAGTAAAATACTGCTGGTTCGCTTCGATTTGTGTGTAGGAGCAATCACATTCGCAGCAGCACGTAAGTGCCACAGGAGTAATGACCGCCATCCATGTGTTTTCCTTGACACCTGCCTAGTTGAATAACCCAAGAAAACGGAGAAGCCGTAATCAGGATTAGGAAGCCCCTTTAATGAGGGACGCCTTTCAACATAAAGTCTCTTAAATCGCCAAGCCGTATGGGGATGAATTAATATCCCACTACGAGTATCGTCATTAAACGGTACGAGGCGAAGTTTCTGGACCCTAACCCAATGCAGGAGATGATCCCACAACAGACCAGGATTGGTTGCAGAAAGCAACCCATTTATCAGATGACACATGCCTGAAAAGTCCTCTAACCGAGGAACCTCTCTCATGTAAAAAGGAGTCACCAACCGACCATTGAAGTAGTCGGACCCGCAACTTTCGCGAAAGCGAGAAGCGGGGTTAACATAAGATTTCTCTTTGTTAACTTTAAATCCAAGAAAAGACAGCAGCTTAACGAGCATCCCAACTAGTTCGGTCTCAATGACGATATCGTCACCGTAAACCGAATACTTTTGGGAACCTACGGCTCGACAAGCGGCTCCGAAGATAAGGGTTTCTAAAGTGAACGTGTATCCGTTCCCCATTGAGGAGAATTTGGAATAACGTCCACTCTCAAAAGGAGCCTTATATTTGGACGATCGGAAAGCCTCAAAAAGGCGAAACCAATCGTGAGGCAACAGTAGAGCCACAGTATTGTAACTGAGGGTATCTGAGGCCATCTCCAGGTCTATGGTCGCAAGGGATCCATCAATGGATCCAATACGAGCTAGTTCCTGGTTCCGTAGCTGGGAAGACAGATCTATACCCCACTTCTTTATGCGCCTTTTGACATAACTGTCAAGGGCGAGTTGGAAGGGAAGGGCATGGGTCGGTTCCTTCGCAATACTGCGATGGGTCTTCCAGTTCTTCGGTACGAAAATGACTGTATTTTGTTCTACAGCCGTAAATCGGCAGGAGGATAGATCGACCCCGGATTCCCGGAGTAAACCGCCTAGATAGAGAATTGACGCACGAGTAGAACGCAACTTACCCGTAATTTTCATATACGGGTGGGAACGCTTCCGTGTCCGGTCCTCAGTCGCTCCATTGGTCAACCTTACGTCGCGGTTCATGACCGCCTTGTAAGTATCAACATCTCCAAGAAGAACAGCAATATCATGCTGCATCTTCGACAGGCACTTTTTAAAGAAAGGCTTTTGTC